GACTCAGACTATTCTGACTGCGCGTATGGCTATAGGTAAGTTGAAGGTGCACGATATCATTGTGCTGCTAGTACCTGACTATGGTGATGACGTGCGTCACGCCCAGTCGGTGTTGTACTTAGCCTTCCCTGTAACAGTGCCCCCCACCGTCCCGCGACATTCTCCATGGAAAGCAATTGATGCATCCGTGGCGTATCGAAGTGTCGTACAACCTGTTCAGAACTTGTTGCCAGATGAAACGCTCACTGGTAAAGTCATCTGTCCACCGGTTATAGACAGTGGTTTCCTTCCCACACGTTGTTTGGCGAATGATCTTTGGTGCGTTGACAAACGTTTGACTGCGGTACACAATCCGCAGTTGAAGTTTGCAGCGCAGTATGATGCATTTGCCTCTGAGTTTGCCCAACTCCTTCTACCCACAGCACATGTGCTGCAGCCGTTAGAAGTTGAAGAGGTGATTGAAGCTCAGTCCCGCCCTACGCAGCGGGCCAACAACATTGCAGCCGCCCCAGGGCTTGCTGCGTGGTTGGTGTTAGCACATTCAAACGTCAAGTCTTTCCAGAAGGCTGAGGCGTATGCTGACCCGAAGGATCCTCGCAACATTTCCACGTTGCCTACAGAGCATTGTCTCTTGTATAGTACGTATACGAAATCACTCACGAGGCGCGCGTCTCTTGCGAAATGGTATGCATTTGGTAAGCATCCTACGCATATTGCGCGGCGTCTCCATGAGATGGCAAGTAATGCACGTACACTTACAGAGACTGATTTCTCCCGGTTTGACGGCACTCATTCGACAGCTCTTTACAATATGGAGTTACAGCTGTTGTTGCGTGCATTCCCGGTCCGAGAGCATGCTCTTCTTACTCGTGTTCATCGTTCAATGACGACAGCATCAGGCCGTACAGGGTTTGGTGTTAAGTATGATCCCGCTGGCAGCCGCTTATCAGGAGCCGCTGACACGTCATTGATGAATACTTTGGATAATGCCTTCGTAGCCTTTTGCATGTACCGCAAAATGGGTTTCACGCCAGACCAGGCGTATGCGAAGTTAGGTTTGTATGGCGG